CGCCCTGGTGGCGAAGGAAATCCAGAGCGAACGGATGATGAACGCCCTGAACGTGACCATGAACGAGGTACTGGGGCCGATGACCGACCACCGATACCTGCTGAACGAATACCTGAAAGCCCTGGATATTGACCCCGATAAAGCCCTGCGGCCCGAGGAAGAACTCTATGCACAACCCACTGCACCTGACCAGCCAGGAGGCGGAGGCGATCCTGCGGCTGGAAGGCAACCCGGATTACCAGATGCTGGTCGAGCACCTGCAACGTCGCCGGGCGGAACTGCTGGAGAAAATGTCCCACGCCCGGGATTCAACCGAATTGCGCATCCTGCAGGGTAAGACTCAGGAACTCAGTGATCTGATGCAACTGGCGCAGCGATCGCGAACCTATTTACGACAATAACTTTCGTCGCTCCCCGCTGTCCGCTCCCCGCTTCCCGTAAAAGCCAAACCAGTATCGTCTTTTACGGGTGGCGGGTAGCGGAAAGCGGGCGGCGAACAATGCCTGAAAGATCATGGACAAGCCCCGAGCCCCACGGACTTTCACAGGCGCAACCAAGTGGACAAGCCAACGAGCCCCACAGGGAGAGTGAAGATGGCCATTGATGCCGAAAAACTGGATCAGGAAACCGATGCCGAACTGGCAGCCCTTATGGGTCTGACTACGGACGCCCCTGCCGCTTTTGCAGAGCAAGAGGACGAGCAGGACAAGCAGACCGATCAGAACCCGCCCGCTGATGAGCTACCCCCGCCACCCGAACCGGAGTCGGACGCTGATGACGAACCGTCAGAGCCGCCTGCTCCAGCATCCAATGACGATAACGGTGAAGACTGGCAGGACAAGTACACCAAGGCGGAAGAGTCCCGCAAGAACGCCCATGCCCTGATGACCCAGGCCACCCAGAAAGCCGCTGATCTGGAGCGAAGCAATACCGAGCTTCAGCAGCAGATGGCGCTGCTGAAGGCCAAGGTGGATCTGCTCAGTCAGCAGGGCACCGCTCAGCCAAACAGTGAGCCAGAGCCGTCCGACCAGTTTCAGGAACTCCGCAAGGACTACCAGGAGCTGGACCCGGTGTTCAACAAGCTGGATGAGTCGGAACAGCTCAACCGCAAACTGGAACAGCGGCTGGCCGCCATTGAGAAGGCTCGGCAGGAGCAGGAGGCGGAGCGGGCACAACAGGCATTCTGGAACAAGTTGCGCAGTCTGCATCCGGATGTAGAGCAGATCTCCGCCAGTGAGGATTTTAAAGGCTGGTTTGCACGACAAACGGCTGATGTTCAGGAGTTGAGTCGTGTCAGCCCATTGGGTGCAGCGCAGGTCATGAGTCTCTACAAAGAGGCCGCAGGTTTAAACAAGCCTGCACCGAAACCGGGACCTGATCCAGTACAGAAAATGCAGCAGGCAAAGCAGCTGAGTGAACCGCCGGTGCGGACCCACTCAGTCCCTAAAACCCGGGGGCACCAACCGACCCTGACGCTGGAACAGATTGCGGCCATGCCGCAGAAAGAGTTTAACGACAATGAAGAAAAACTCGACAAGATTCTGGCCCAGTGGATCAAGCAGGGAGGTCGCCTCTGAGGGGAGCGTTTAATCATCGTAGTTTAACCGCTTCCCGTGATTCAAAGGACTTGAATCATGGCAAACACTACGTTTCCAACGGGGGCTATGGCCAATGCCCTGTCCGTTATTTATTCCAAAAAGCTCAACGCGAAGTTCTATAAACGAACCGTGTTGGCGGCCATCTGTAACACCAAGTGGGAAGGCGAGATCCAGTCGGAAGGCTCCAAGGTGGTGATCCGTACCCGGCCTGATATTACGGTCGCGGATTATGATCGTGCCGTGGGGGTTGAGTATCAGGATCTGGAACCACCCAAGGTGGAAATGCCCATCGACAAGACCAAGTACTACGCCTTTGTGGATGACTACATCCAGAGTGTCCAGTCCAATATCGAGCTGATCAACGAGTCTTCTGCGGATGCAGCGGAAAACGTGAAGATCGCGGTAGACGTCGATGTACTGGGGAATATCTACACCGATGTGCATCCGGACAACAAGATCGACGGCGGTGGTACTGGCGTCGTTGTGGATAAGACCAATGTGCTGGATTACATCGTCGATATGGGCACGCTGCTTGACGAGAAGAACATTCCCGAGTCCGACCGCTGGCTGGTACTGCCACCCTGGGTGTGCGGGATGATCAAGAAGTCTGAGCTGAAAGATGCCTCTCTGGCCGGTGATGGTACCTCCATCATGCGTAACGGACGACTCGGGATCATCGACCGGTTCACGCTGTATTGCAGCAACAACCTGGCCACCGCGTCGGGGGTGACCCAGTGTCTGGCGGGCGTGAAAGATTTCGCCGGGTTTGCGTCGCAGTTTATCAAGCATGAGAGCCTGACGCTGGAGAAGCACTTCGGCATGGGGCACCGTGGCCTGCAGGTGTATGGCTACAAGGTGTTGAAGCCGGATGCTGGTGTTTTGTTGGCAGCGAAGCGTTCTTAATTTTTTCGCTGCCCGCTTCCCGCTGCCTGCTTCCCGTACAAGACTCCATTCGTGGTGCTTTTGCGGGGTGCGGGCGGTGGGTAGCGGAAAGCGTTTTTCAGAGGAGCTGAAAAAATGGCATTTAACCTGGATACCTGTCGCAGCAAGGACGAACTGGAATCCTTTGCCCGGCAGATGTTTAACGTGGAGCTGGACAAGCGCAAGAAGCTGGATGAGTTAAAAAACGAAATACGTCAGCTGATGAACGGTGGTGAACCACTGGAACAACCGGAAGAGCAGGAAGAATTGGAAGCGCCGGACGTGACTGAGGTGCCCACCGCGTTGGAACAGCCAGCGCCAACATCCCAACAACGAACCCGGAAGCCGCTGCGATTTGTGCTGAACAAGAACAACAACAGCGTCTTTATCTATAACCCGAGGCTGAAGAAACGAATAGGCGTGGATCTGGAGTTCTGTGATCAACAGGGTAACCGGCTGTAGGTGATGAAGGTTACCGAGATCATCCAGCGGGTGCGTGACCTGCTTCAGGACAACACGGCCGTTCCCCGCTGGACCAATGCCAACCTGCTGGATGCCTATAACGAGGCGATACTGGCGGTGGTGCAGAACCGGCCTGATGTGAACTCTCAGCTCCTGCCCTTTACCTGTCAGCCGCAGGCGGTGCAGTCACTGCCGCCCGGCACTTACCGGTTGCTGGATATTGTGGATAACCCGTCCACAGGCCGGACGGTGATTGCCTCCACCCGCAGCAGCCTCGACAGTCTGTTGCCCAACTGGACGACAGCCACCGGTACGGATGTGGAACAGTTTGTCTACGACCAGAAAAGTCCGTCCGTGTTTTATGTGTACCCTGTGCCCCCGGCGGATCATCCGCTGAACCTGCTGGTCAGCCAGGCACCCGCACGAATAGCCATTACCGATTTTGACACCGACACCCAGTTATTCAGTCTGGATGAGTTGTGGATCAACCCGGTGATCAACTACATGCTGTTCCGGGCATTCAGCATGGATATGGAAACGGAAGCCAATATGCAGCAGGCGCAGAGCTATCTGGCCATGTTTGCCAATGACCTGGGGCTGAAGTGGAACGTGGATCAACTGTTCCGGCAGATGCTACAGGGCAAGGTGGAGGGATAGATGGAACTGGACGCCTACCTTTCCCGCATACGCCCGTATGCCAAGGGCTGTCCGGATCAGGTGATTCGTAATTACCTGGTCATTACCCTGCGGGATATCTGCCATCGGGCCAATATCTGGCGGCACAGTGACAAGCTGTTTATGGTGAAGGACATTAAGGACTACACCATGACTGCACCCGCTGGCAGTGAGATTGCCACGGTGCAGAACCTCCTGCGGGAAGACGGCACCCGACTGGAAAGCCGCGATCTGCTGCCGCCTTATATATCTGCCGGCACCCCCTACTACTACCGTCATTTTGAAGCAGCTGCCCTGAGCGTTGCTCCGATCCCGGACAAGAATGTCATGCACGAAATTGAGCTGACATTGATGCCTTCGTTTGCTGCCACAGAAGTACCGGACGAGGTGGGCAACCTGACCCTTGAGTTTGCCTGCTGGGGTGTACTGGCAGATCTGCAAATGATGCCCGATGAGCCCTGGACCAACCCGCAGCTTGCAGAGGTCAACCGGCAGAAGTACGAACGGGAGCTGAATAAAAAACGCATCCGTGGACTGGTGGGCGTCAGTGGTGGCGAACAGTCAGTAACCCGCAGGCGGTTTGTCTGATGGGCATTCCCGCTTCCACCACCCTGCCTGCCTTTATCCGGGGTGACAGCTATTCCGTGCCGGTGTCGTTCAGTGGTGAGGATGGCACACCACTGGACCTGACCGGATGGACGCTGATCTTCACCCTGAAGTTTCACCGGATGCAGCCGGATGACGAGGCTGTGCTGCAAAAACGGATGACAGTATCCGGCACGACGGCGGTGATGTACCTGGCACCGGAAAAGACCAATGAGCTGACCCCCTTCCGTTATGAGTTTGATGTCCAGGTCACCACGCCCGATGGTCAGGCGGTATCCACGGTGGCCATTGGAACGGTTGTTGTTCAGGCAGGCGTCACCCACGCATTGAGATAGGAGCCCGCGATGGCCAACGAGACGACGGTGGTCGCCACCCTTGGTAACGGCGTGGCCGTGGTGGCTGCCCAGCAGCAGAGCATTGCCGAAGACCGGCAGGCGATCGAGGAAGCCCTGGCCACGGGGTTGCCACGGATCGAAGAGGCTGTGGGGCGTGCTGATGCCCTGTCCAGCTCGCTGTGGGCGATGACCACGGAAAACCGGCAGCTGAACAGCGACATCATCCAGCATCATGGCGATATCCAACGCTGGCACGATGCCCATGAGGCCGACAAGTTGCAACTGACCGCCATGAAAAACGAGATGGAGGTATTGCATGACTCGGTGGCAGACCTGGTGAACCAGAGCCCTGCTGCCAATGTTAATGGCGGTTATTTCTGACCGCTTTTTTCCCCTGAACCGTCATAGATAGACAGGAGCGTCAACCATGGCGAACACCATTCAGATTAAACGCAGTGCCATTACCAACACCCCGGCCAGCCTGGCGGAAGGGGAGCTGGCCTACTCGGAAGCCTCCGGGTATCTGTTTATCGGTGAAACCGATGGCTCCGTGACCGCCGTTGGCGGTGAAACGGTGGTCAACAAACTGGCCGGGATCGACGACAACGCCAATAACTACAGCCTGCCCACGGCCTCTGGAGCGACCCTGGGTGGTATCAAGGTCGGGACCGGTCTGGCCATTGATGGCAGCGGTGTACTGACCGCTACCGGTTCCGGCGGATTGAATGAGGCGCAGGTGGATGCCCGTGTTCAGCTGGGTGTGGATGCCATTGTGGCCGGAGCCCCGGCAGCGCTGGATACCCTCAACGAACTGGCGGCGGCACTGGGGGATGACCCCGACACCATCAGCAACCTGACCACCCAGATCGGCACCAAACTGGCCAAGTCCTCCAACCTGGCGGATCTGACCAGCGCCGCCACTGCCCGGAGTAACCTGGGGCTCGACAGCATGGCGCTTCAGTCCGCAGCCAGTGTCACCATTACCGGTGGTTCGGTGAATGGTGTGGTGCTGGATGGCGGCACTTTCTGATCCGGCAGCAACAAAAGGAATGGGCCTGTGTCCAACACCATCAAACTGAAAAGCTCGGCGACGCCGGGCAAGGTTCCGCTGTCGTCCGATCTGGCGTCGGGGGAGGTGGCGATCAATACCGCCGATGGCAAGCTGTTCGCGCTGGTTGGTGGGGTGGTGACCTCATTAACCGTGCCACCGGATCATATTCACACCATTGCTTCGGTAGAAAGTCTTCAGGACATTATTACCGATCTGACCGCACGGATAGAGGCATTGGAGAGCCAGGGCAATAACGCAGAGGAAGACGATATGAAACTGCTCAGTACGGTATCACAGTCGGGTGTTTCAGAAATGGTGCTGGACATCGGATTTGATGATGCCCTTTATGGCGGGTATCAGCTGGTCATTAATAACCTCGGGATTGATGACAACGGTGACTACCGGGAGAAAAAACTGGGCATGGCCTTTAAGCAGTCCGATGGCTC